TGGAGAAGTTACCTCGGCAGAATGGCATCTCAAGGACACAATCTATATCAAAACTGGTATGGATAATGTATACAATACTAGTGACTTTATTACACATGCGGCGGAATACATTCAAGAAATCATTAAATTGGATGGCCGAGGTCATAATTATGTAAAGCATCTAAAGCGTCGAGGTCGAGGTGTGGCGGAAGGTGCTGATAGCGAAGAACTTGCTGATGAAGTATATGCAGAGTTTGAAAGAATATATCCCAATCTGGCACGCCGGGCAGACGAACGCACAGTTCACGCCGCTATCATTGATGTATTGAACTACGGTGGAGACAGTAACCCAAGTGCCCTGGCACAGGATGTTGCTCGTGCAGTCAAGCGTGATATGCAACAAGGCGTGGCAGAAGGCATGAAAGCCGATGAGCTTTCACGCTACTGTGAAAAACTTGTGGCTGAAAAAGGCTGGGACGCTGCATACAAACATGCCCGGTTCATGGCTGCAGGCGCTACTGATCCTGCATGGGGCAGTGTGTTGAAATATCTTCATGCCATGAAAGACGGCATTAATGAAGCACATGATACCGCAGCCAAAGAAATATTTGGTAACCTATTTCACAATTCCATTCCACCGGGTGCAGAAAAGCATCATGTCAGTGCTGTGTTAAAGGCACATGGATTAAAAGACACTGATGCCAAACATGTGCTTGACCGGGTGCGTAAAATGGGATACACTGGTTCTCGTTTGGACAAGTCAGAGACGGACGAAGGTCGTATGGTCAAAGGTCCAGGTGGTGTGCCACTGGATCGTCAAGGTCGTCCTATTGTCGCTAAAGCAAAACCATTAAGCATGCGTAAGTGGCTTGTGGTCCATGATGGCTCGCATGGCGAAGGTGGCAAAGACATTATCGAAGCACCCAACGCTGAAACTGCCTGGGAAACAGCCAATGAGTATGATCTAAATATTATCAGTATCACTCCTTACCGAGGACCAGCCGGACCCACGCTGGTGGATGAAGGTGTGGCGGAAGGCTCGGAACTAAAGCAAGCCAAACGCAAGTACAACCAGGCCGCTAAAGATGCCAACTTGGACCAAGTGGGTGCAGGTAAAAAGATTGATACTATGAAGAAAAGTCTGCGTCAGAAAGACCTAGGTAAAGAGCAAGGCATGGCGGAAGGCGAGACTGATTATCAAAAGCGCCGTCAACGTGAACGTGATGTGGATGCAGGCAAGCCTGTTAAACCGCCGCCAAAGAATCCACAGAATGATTACTTTGCTCGTCGCAAAAAAGAACGAGATCTCAATGAAGAAATTGAAATTAGATTAATTGAATTACGCATGAACGGATATGAGCTCTAAACTATACAAACAGATAGAAACACAATGCACATGGTGGGACATGTACGGACGTATCATGCCCACTGCGTCTATCATTCTGATACTAATTTTATATCTAATAAATGGTAGTTTTTATCAAAGCATCTTGTACACTGCAATCACTGCTGTTGCCATTACCATGACAGTATGGTGGTTCTGGGCCGTGCGTAGCATTGGTTCACTGGCACAAAGCAACTGGTTGCTACATCAACACACAGAAGAAATAGTAAACGAGCTGAAACATGCGCGGCAAGACCTTCGAGAAATAAAAAATCAAGTAGTGCCACAACCAAGCGATGCCTAGCGTATACTGTACCAGCCCCTGGACCGGATTATTCATTCACACTGACGGCAAAGTCAAAAGTTGCTGTGCAGGCACATGGGAATGGGGCGACCTAAACACAACTCCACTGGACCAAATACTCCGAGATCCTCGAGTGATTGAAATCCGGCAAGAGATGCTGGCAGGCCAAATACCTGCATACTGCACCTACTGCCGAGACGCAGAAAACACCTCAGGATCAAGTCAACGTCAGTACTACGATCAATTCACCTTAGAACAAGACCAGCTGTCAGATCCTACCACGTTTGAATTACAAACAGTGGACATACGTTGGAATACCTTGTGCAATCTCAAATGCGTGTACTGTGACGAACGCTGGAGCACAACCTGGCAGCAGGCCAAGAACATTCCTATCAAGCCCATGTACTTTGACTACTACACCACGGTGTTGAATTACATACAACAAAACACCGCCACAATGAAAAGTGCCATGCTAGCTGGGGGAGAACCGCTGTTGCACAAACAAAACATACGACTGCTAGAAGAACTGGATCAGTCGGTCACTGTTGATCTTATCACCAACCTCAGTGTGCCACTGGCTCAGTCTCCTGTGTTTGATGTACTAAAACAACGAACCAATGTGCGCTGGCATGTGAGCATGGACAATGTAGGCCCGCAATTTGAATATGTACGCAATGGTGCCAACTGGGAGCAAATCAAAGCCAACATAGTTACTTTGCGCCGTATTCCGGGACACTTGGTAACAATATTTCCTGTGTTCAACATCTACACTGTGACCAACCTAGTGGACTACTATAACTTTGCACGAGCCGCAAGAGTAAACATACACTGGCAAAAACTACAATTTCCTGCACAACTCAATGTCAGCAACTTCAGTGAACCAGTACGTGAACTGGCACGTGAAAAAATACAACAAGTACTAGACAATCCTGTAATGGTGGGCTATATACACGGTGATGAGTTCTTGAAGCATCTAGAAAAACAACTGGCCATTGCTCCAGAACGCGAACGTGACTCAGAGTTCCGTGCATGGACAGCAGAATACGAAACAAAATACTCAACTGGCAAATTTAGAGAACTTTGGTCTGAGTTGGATTCGATTATAAAGACATAAATACGCTATGGACAAGTTACAAAAAGCACTCAAAATAGCATTTGCCAGTGAATTCAGTTTTTATATGAAATCACATAGTTTTCACTGGAATGTCACCGGACCCATGTTTCCACAACTGCATGCCCTATTTCAAACCATATACGACGAAGTATATAATTCAATTGATCCATTTGCAGAAAACATTCGTAAGCTAGGTGCTTTTGTGCCAGCCTACAGTCGTTATAGCATGCTCACCCAAATTGAAGACGAAACAAGTATTCCTGATGATCGCGGCATGGTTGCTGAACTGTTGCAAGACAGCGACAAGATGGTTAAAATATTGAAGCTGTGCTTTGATATGGCTACTGCCGCAGGCGAAGATGGACTGGCTAACTTCTTGGCTGAACGCATGGATGCACACCGCAAGCATTCATGGCAACTTCGATCGACATTGGCGTAAAGAACACACCTACCTTAGGACCGTGTGGCCCGGCTGCTGGGCAGGCAAAACGATTCGCTACCGTGATGCTTGAAGTGAGCACTATTCCCATGCTACCATTTTGAAACGTTCTTTGACAATGCCAAAGTATTCGCACTTCCATGCGCTTTGAGCAAAGAAGTCCAGATGGTGCCAGGCTGATTTACGTGATAGGATTTGTTGAGCTGCCTTATCCCAGTCAATTGCCAATAGTACCGGTTCCACCTGTTGCTTGACGCTCTGTATCTCTGCTAAATCAAATCCGTCATATTCCCAATGCAGGACTTCAAACACATTGCCTGCACGGTCCACATAGTCCATAGAGAAGTCTAGTCCCCATTTGGGTCTCAGTGCAATCAATTGATTGAACCGTGGTATCTTGTCTGCCCAGTTCTGTAGCTGAACCAGCGCGGCTCCGGTATAACCTTTGCGTTCAAACAACAAACTGTGATTGAGTACCGCTCCTTCAAGTTTGGGCTGTTGCACAAACCAGGCCTGTTTGATTGCAGTGCGATGACTACGATGGCTGGCAGTGGGTGTCATGTTGGCATTGGCATACAAGCGTTCCAACACAGTTAGATCGTAACCGTTTTGATCAAATAGATCCACAGCATCTGCAGAGGGTATGGCAGGATTAAGAATAGCACGGTGCCAGTGCCCTGACGTATCAAATTGATTTGGTGTAATGGTTAGGTCTTTCACAAAAATATTTACCAGTATTGCCACGGTAAATACTAAACAGGAAAACAAATGAAAATTTATATTGGGTACGACAGCAGTGAGTCAATTGCATATGAAGTATGTCGTTACAGCATACTCAAGCATAATTCCACACACGAAATTGTGCCCATTAACCGCCGAGCACTGAATGGCATTTACAATCGCAGTGACTCTGGTAGTACAGAATTTACCTACACACGATTCCTTGTTCCGTATCTAAACAACTACAAAGGTCATGCACTGTTTTGCGACTGTGATTTTTTATGGCTATCTGACCCAGCGGAAATGTTAAAAGAGTTTGACTCACGACTGAATGCTGTGGCCGTGGTCAAGCATCCAGAATATCAACCACATGCGCCAATCAAGATGGACGGCAAATTGCAGGTGGCTTATTCAAGAAAGAACTGGAGTAGTCTTGTGTGGTGGAACTGTGCTCACCCAAGTCATCGATCCATCACACCGCATGCTGTGAACACAGCCAGCCCAAGTTATCTGCATCAGTTCCAGTGGTTGGTCGATGGCGAAATAGCCGGACTGTCACGAGAGTACAATTGGTTGGCTGGTTATTACACTGGAGGTTCTCCCAAAGCCATACATTACACCGACGGCGGACCTTGGTTTGAAGAATACAAAAACTGCGAATACTCTGATGTTTGGAGACAATACCATGAGGAATATCAAAATACAAAATGAACGAAATTATCTACACACTCGTGACCACGCACATTACCATTGTGTGTGTCACACTATACTTACATCGTAGCCAAGCGCACCGTGGAGTGACATTCCATCCTGTGCTAGCGCACTTCATGCGCTTTTGGCTGTGGCTCACTACAGGCATGGTCACCAAGCAATGGGTGGCCATACATCGCAAGCACCATCAGTACTCAGACAAAGACGGTGATCCACACTCACCGCATGTGTTTGGTATTGGGAAAGTATTCACAAGGGGAGCGGTATTATATCATGAAGCATCAAAAGATAAAGCAATGGTTGATTCATACGGTCGTGGTACTCCTGCTGATTGGATGGAGCACAACGTATACAGTGCTCACTCCAGACTTGGCATTGGCATTCTCCTTGTGCTCAACACCTTGATATTTGGCTGGTGGGGACCATTGATCTGGGGCATTCAAATGATATGGATTCCGTTCTGGGCCGCGGGAGTCATCAACGGAGTTGCACACTGGTGGGGGTATCGAAATGGAGAAACTAGAGATAGAAGTAGAAATTTGGTTCCTATTGGCATTGTCATTGGCGGTGAAGAGCTTCACAATAATCATCATCTGGACCCTGCTAATGCAAGGCTAAGCAGGCGCTGGTTTGAATTTGACATAGGCTGGATGTATATCAAATTATTTGAAATGGTAAGATTAGCAAAGTTACGTGTTGCTAATTCCTAAAACAAACTGTATAATCAATCAACTGGAGGAATTTATATGTCATCACCACGTATGTTCAGCGGCGACCAAAAGCTGAAACTAACACAACTGATCAACGAAGGCATGCAGGTCATGCAAGAAGTTGAAACACTCAATGAAGGTCTTAACGACACTATCAAGGCCATTGCTGAAGAACTAGAAATCAAACCTGCTATACTTAAGAAGGCTGTGCGTATTGCACACAAAGCTGAACTAGGCAAGGCCAATGCAGACCACGACGAGCTTAACACGATTCTTGAAACAGTAGGTAAAACTCTTTAATGACAGTGTTCAATGTTGTAAAAGACATCTGGGCGTGGATCCAGGCAGACTTCCGAGAATGGCCATTTCGCTTTGCTCTTGAAGTCGCTGCCTGGGCTATGAGCATTGGTTGTAGTTTTACCATGATGCTCACTGTACCCACTCCACCTTTCTTGATACTGTACCCTTTGTTCATTGCACAATGCGTGATCTTTTGCTGGGCCGCTTGGACCAGAAAGAGTTTTGGCATGATTGGCAATTACATATTGCTAGTAAGCATTGATAGTGTTGCGTTGATTCGATTAATAATGCAATGAAAATTTTAATCTGCGGAGACAGCTTTGCAGCCGACTGGAGCATCAAGTATCCAGAACGCAGTGGCTGGTGCAATTGGTTGGCTGCTAATCACTTGGTAACTAACATTGCGCAAGCTGGTGCTGGCGAGTACAAGATACTCAAACAAGTGCAGTCAACAGACTTCAATCAATTTGATGCTGTGATTGTATCACATGCCAGTCCAAATCGTTTGTACTGTACAGTTCATCCTGTACATCACAAGGATCCACTACATCACAACGCAGATTTGATTTATGCAGATATCAAAGATCATGCGGCAAACAATGCAGATGCAGATGTTGCGGCCAAATTTTACGAACGTTACTTTGACTTTGATTATCAAAAGGATATGGCAAACTTGTGTTGCTGGGAAATTTTAAGTATACTAAGTAACTATCCTCACTTGAATCAGTTTCACATTGAGAACTATGCTACCAAGCACAAGTACGATATGTTGCCCGACTCATTTAACATTAACGATTTATTGAAAAAACATTATGGCAACACTTGTCACTTGGACGAAACAGGTAACAAAAAACTTCATAATGTCATTACAAAATGGCTTGACGAACTGGAATAAGTATTTTACGGATCGCTCACGTTACGAGCATGTAGAGTGTGTGTGAGCTCAAAGTCGCACAAAAGGAGAAATTATGAGTTATGTAGACGCTCTATTCGAGCGAGATAAAGATCGTATCCACATCGTGGAACGTGTGGATGGCAAGAGAGAATACAAAGAGTTTCCTGCTAATTACATTTTTTACTACGATGATCCCCGCGGTAAATTCCGCACCATATACGGCACACCAGTAAGCCGTTTCAACACCCGCAATTCAAAAGAGTACCACAAGGAACTGCGTGTGAACTCAGGCAAGCGTATCTGGGAATCAGATATCAATCCTGTGTTTCGTTGTCTAGCAGAAAACTATCTAGGTGCAACATCACCCAAACTGCAAACAGCATTCTTTGACATTGAGGTGGACTTTGATCCACTCAGAGGATTCAGCAAGCCAGAGGATCCATTCAATGCTATCACTGCAATCTCTGTGTACCTGGACTGGTTAGACAAACTGGTCACCTTGGTGCTGCCGCCCAAAAGCATGAGTTGGGAAACTGCACAAGAAATTGCCGCCAAGTTTGACAACTGTTTCTTGTTTGATCGTGAAGGCGACCTGCTAGATACATTCTTGAATCTAATAGACGATGCCGACATCCTAAGCGGCTGGAACTCGGAAGGCTTTGACATTCCCTACACCGTCATGCGTATCAATCGTGTGCTCAGCAAGGACGACACCCGACGTTTTTGTTTGTGGAATCAACTGCCCAAGCAACGTACCTTTGAACGTTTTGGTGCAGAGAACTTGACCTTTGACTTGATTGGTCGTGTGCATCTTGACTACATGCAACTGTATCGCAAGTACACATACGAAGAACGTCACAGCTATTCGCTTGATGCTATTTCGGAACATGAACTAGGCGAACGCAAAACACAATACGAAGGCACACTGGATCAACTGTACAACAAAGACTTTGAAACCTTTGTTGAATACAACCGCCAAGATACCATGCTGTTGAGTCGGCTGGATAAGAAACTACGGTTCTTGGATCTAGCCAATGAACTGGCACATGACAACACTGTGCTACTGCAAACCACTATGGGTGCTGTGGCAGTTACCGAGCAAGCTATCATTAACGAGGCCCATCAATTGGGTATGATTGTACCTAACCGAAAGGGTAAAGATGAACACGGTGATACACAAGCGGCAGGTGCCTATGTTGCTTTCCCCAAAAAAGGAATGCACGACTGGGTTGGTGCTATTGACATCAACTCGCTCTATCCCAGTGCTATTAGGGCCCTCAACATGGGCCCAGAGACCATTGTTGGACAACTGCGACAAACAATGACAGACCACTACATCAAGGAAAAAATGGCTGCAGGGTCAAGTTTTGCTGATGCGTGGGAAAACATGTTTGGTAGTTTGGAATACACCGCAGTGATGAACTGCGAGCCAGGTACTGAAATCACCATTGACTGGGAGTCAGGAGATGCCACTGTGCATTCAGCGGCTGACGTTTGGAAGCTGGTGTTTGATAGCAGACAACCCTGGATCCTCAGTGCCAATGGCACTATCTTCACGTATGACAAGAAAGGTATCATACCTGGCTTGTTGGAACGTTGGTATGCAGAACGTAAAGAACTACAGGCCAAAAAGAAAGATGCTGAAACTCCTGAAGACAAGGCGTTTTGGGACAAGCGTCAATTGGTCAAGAAGATTAACCTTAACAGCTTGTACGGTGCTATTCTTAATCCAGGTTGTAGGTTTTTTGACAAGCGTATTGGTCAGTCAACTACACTAACCGGACGCATCATTGCACGACACATGGACGCATACATCAACGAATGTGTGTTTGGCGAATATGATCACGTGGG